TGACCTGTGGCAACTGAACAATTTAATAATTCGAACGCAGCGGCTGAACTGTACAACACTGTATCACTGCTTGAAGTGTGCAGCAGCGAAGAGCTATCGAAAACTGTGTACATCGCAGACAGCGACAGCGAAATAACTGTCGAAGCGATACTGCGAAGTGTACAGCGCGCATACAACGAAATACTTGAATCGCACGGCATAACGCCGCCGGCGCTCGGCTGATAAAAAAAAAACAGCGCAGAGAGTTTAATCAATCAAATGATTAAACTCTCAGCCACCGCCGTAAAAATAATTCATAAATTATTCAAAAAATCAACGAACTTTATTCATACTTATCTGTTATAATATAAATATAAAAGAAAGAAAGAGAGTAATCACAATGACAATTAAATTACAATTGAATGAACTGCAGTTTGAAGTATTGACTGACTTATTAGTTGACGCACTACACAGTTACGAAAAGTGCGATGGCGACGATGCACTCTACTATGCAAAGAATATCGACGATATATTCGAGCAGATAAAAGCACAAGCGCCTGATCACTTTGCAGACAGCTAATGTCTGCAAAGTAAAAAATAATTCATAATTTATTCATACAAACACCGATCTTTATTCAAACTTATATATTATAATAAATACATAAGATAAAGAGTGAGTTCTGAAGGATTTCTCACAGTAATAAACAAAAGTCCTATCCCATACCGTACATTGAAAACTGCATAGCAACGGCTGACAAGTAAAGGGGCCTATGTATATAACTGTAAAACCGTCGTGAACGGTAAATCAGAAATACTGTCGAGCGGAACTCCTGGGCAAGGACGAATGATAGGCTTGAGTCGAATCACTGGTGAGAGCAGTGACTGGTTCTGAAGGGTATCCAGGGAAAAGCCCTATCCCAGCGCCACGCGCGCAAATAAACAAGTTCGTGGGTTAAACTACAAAGCCCTCAGATGAAAGGAGACATTATGTCTAAAAAAGAAAACACAAACGCAATCACCACAGAGACCGCGGTACAGGGGTTGCCCAGCGCGGCAGACGTTCTTAAAAATTGGTTTGAGACAGTCGAAGGGATTAGTCTTCGCAAACTCTCATTGGCCACAGACGTCTCTTACCAGATGCTTTTAAAGGCAAGCAGAAAGCCAATCGAAGGTATCCCGTATGATCCGGCCGCAATCAATTACCAGGCCCTGGCCGCCATTCTGGAAAGACACGAAATCGACGTCAACGCGATAGACGTTGCCCAGCTGGAGGGCGTAGCTATTAGGGCGGCGCTCAGGGAGCACGACTTGAAGCAAGGGGACAAGTATACGATAAGAGGGAACGAACGCGAATGGACAGTCGCACTCTTAACCGCAACGTCCATATGTCTGCAGTCAAATGATGACCTGCGCACAATGTCCATCTCGACCTTCCTTCACCAAACCCCTCGTAAAATCGACGCCAGCGCCACAACCGAGACAGAAGTAAATGAATAAACCATCTACTTCTTGTATCTCTTTAAAAAAAGAAACCTTTTTATGCACACACACAAAAATCAGTCTATATATATATATAGTGAGATTACTTGGTTAGTAATTGATACTGTTAATTAGTTTGTTATATTAGTTAATAACTAAGTTAAAAAAATTCAATACCGGTATCTATAGATTAAAAAGTGTGCGTACCAGAGAAACAAAAACATACAAGTTGGGGTCAAGGAATCACTACAGAAGGAGGATACGGGAACAATGTTTACACTCTTACACATTATCATAAATGCAATCTTACACGAACTCAATAGCATACTCTCGAAAAAGTAACCAACACAAAGGAGGACATACACACCAATGAACACATCAAATCAAATCAAATCAGTAGACATCAAACCCGGCGACATTATCAAATTTGAGTACGGAGATTACGGTAACTGGGTCACAGCACGTATCGATGAAGTTCATATCGACCCCGACCCCGACCCCACTCCCCACACGTACTATCCGCAGAAACTTATCTGGCATTATCTCAGAGACGAGGAATCAGGACCTCAAAGGAAAGCACAAGAAAAAGGAGCTCCTAAGGACTGCCGCGCAGAAAAGCTGGGCAACAATCCCTCTCCCAGACCTTACAAGCAGTTCACCTGTTACAGCAATCTAAATGACATCGTAGAAAAATTAAATTAAAAACAGAAAGGAACAACACACAATGGACAACAAAACAGACAAACAGCCTCAATCTCAGGGCAAAATCATAATCGAGTTTCAGCCTAAAGGAGGAATGAATCTTAATACGGGTAAACCCTACGACGGCAGTATCTCGATTCATATAAAAGCAATGCTTAATGAGAGTGACCGAGTAATGGTCTTGCATGCATTAGCAGTCAGCCTCTCAAATGGGAATAGCACCGAAGCACTGGACTTACTGAACACAGCACGTGAGCTCGCATTACATACTTGTCTCACAGGGGAGTCCTGGTGTGACGTGTATGAACAGACGTCTGATGGGACCTTAATCGATAAACGAGTAATAGAGGCGTTACGAAATAAAAAGAAAGGAGAAAATCAATGATGACAATGACCTGTGTGTTCTTGGATACCTGGGTAGCAATAATCGTAGCCTTAATATGGACAATAACATTCGTATGGGCAGCATATTGCACAGCCAAACTCTTTGCGGTATCACACTACATCACAAAGCTCAAAAGGGAATTGAAGTCATACCGTTATGCACTCCAGTTCTATGGTTCTGAAGAGAAAGAGAAAGGAGGTAAACATTTATTAAATGATAAAAACAATGGCAAATGATTGGTCCAGATTCTATTTCCCAGAAGTACTCCCGGCGCTGGATTCAGCTGGTGAGCTTAGGCCTGACCTCGAACTCAAGGAGGAGCCTGATGGTGTAATCCTTTCAGAAACACCCGAGAATCAGCCCGGGCAGGAATTCCGCTGGGCAACTCTCCGGCGTGCGGCGCTGGATAATCCGGACTTTCAAAAATTCTTAGGCGACCTTATTCAAAAGAATATCAAATCCACCCATTCAAACCTTACAGATAATGAGGAACGCTATCAGAGGCTTCTCAATTACCAGATTAAAGGTATGTGTAGGTTCCCATCTCTTAAAGGGTATGATTGGGATATGTACAAAGTACGTACAACATTATGTCTCCTCTATCTTGAGGCGGCAGGCTATATTACAAAAAAGGAGTATATAAAATGAGTTGTTCAGGACAGTCTCAGGACTTTAAATCAATACGTCAGAGATACATCTCACTTCTGACTACAAGGTCAGAAACATTAAAAGCATCACGGGCGGCCACAAGACATACATTGCATAGTGAGGGTCTTTATAATGTATGTAAATATCTTTTCTGTGCAGGGGATGCGGCATATGTAGATGACCCTTATCCGAAACAGCAGTGTGGTTCGTTTGAGTTTCTTTGTATGGTAAAAGAGATTAAGCCTTGTCTCTCATACGAGATAATGAGTGAACATTCTAATAACTATATAGTAAGCTTTATGTATTGTGGTACAGAGTTCTATGCAGTTGTTAGCAGAGAAGAATTAAAGAAGGAAGGAATGATGAAAGATGGCGTCCCGTCACAGCCGTAGCCTTAATTCAAAAGTATCTGACCGTAGATACAGAGAGGCAATGCACATTGTCATTACGCATTGTACTACAAGAGAATGCGCAAAAGAGTTCAAGGTTAATCAATCTACAATCAGTCGTGATATGCATAATAAATACCTTGAGACTTTCTACCCGATGGTTATGTCCCGTATACAGACCATATTTAAGGAAAACAACACTACACATAAGAGGAGGCGTAAGAAGTAATGTACTATTTGGCAATGTTTTCAGCAAGGAATAAATGCCTGAAAGTCGTCGAGAGCAAATCAGGTAAGGCTGTCCTTGAACTCTACGCACTTCAGCATACAACAGGTAAGAAGCTTGCAGTCATTTGTGACGAGAGCGAGACAGTCATAATGTACTTTAAGGGACAAGGAAATAATGGTCTTCCTAAAAAGGTTACAGACCCAGAAAATGACCCTGAAGGAATTATTGGCGGAAAGGTATTAGGTATTTCAGAATGAGTAATCCTCAACAGTGTCCCTGTAAAGGGTGTACGAAAAGAATCTTGTACTGCCACACCACTTGTCCAGAATACATATGCTGGGCTGAAGCCAATGAGGCATTGAAAATGGAACGTGCAAAGCACGAAGCCGTTGAGAGAGCATTACAGGATACATCAGTAAAAAGGTCAATGAACTTACGTAAGAGAAGGAGGAAAAACTAATGCCAACTCTCCTGGATAAAACTAAAGTTCTTGAAGCCATTAGGACCCAGCCCTTCAATAATACGAGCAAAGCCATCTTTTCAGCTATCGCATCAATGGGCAACTTTTATCCGCCGTGTTGTAAATGCGACTTCTATAACAAGAAGGAACACCATTGTAGATTATTAGGAATTACAATTTATGATTCAGAAACATTCTTTTGTCAGAAAGGGGTAAATACAAATGTCAGTAAAAATAATTAAACAGGGTAACTTAAAGAATATCACCTATCGATTCACTTGTCCGAAATGCGAATGCATATTCGAGGCAGATGGATATGATGTAGCTACAGAGCTATCACGTAATGCAAATGGGGATCCTTGTAATCAGAGACAGTTAGCTAAGTGTCCCTGTTGTGGTAGGTTTGTAGCAGGCGTAGAGGTAGGGGAAGATGCTTAATAAAACAGAACAAATTTTTATCTCGAGAACAACTCCAATTAAGTGTGACTTTTGTCCTAATTCCTTTCTGGATGCACAAGGAATACTGAGGTGCGAAAGTGGTGGATGTAAATTGGATGCAGAAACTATTGGCATTATGTTCAGAAAAATATATGATAAGAAGGTGAGTGAATAAGTATGACAAAAGAAGAAGCGATAATTGACATTCGTGAAAACATACAGCCTATTATTGGGGGTAAGAGTTTAGATATAGCTATCAATGCCATTGAAAAGCAGATACCTAAAAAGCCCTTAAATATCGAGGAAACAAAATATAAGGTTTCTTATAAATGTCCTGTGTGTGAAACAGTACACGTAAATGGGTGGTGTGGAACTAATTGGAAGTTACCATTCTGTTCAATTTGTGGGCAGGCTTTAGATTGGAGGGATACCGAATGACTGACGAGGAAATTATAAAGACTTTGGATGCTGTGCTGATAGTGAAAATTATCAATGTAACAAATGTCCTTTATATGCTAATTGTGAAAAGACGTCAATTGCTGAAAATGCTCTTGACCTTGTCAAACGGCAAAAGGCAGAAATTGAGAGACTAAAGAACTATGAACTTGTCGTGTCAACACAAGATACTTTACGTAGCCTGGGTGATTGTATTAACAATATCTTAAAAGATAAGGAGGAGGAGGATGATACTAAATCTTATTCACAGAAGGCCATAGAAAACTTCGCTACCAAAATTATAGCCGAGATTGCATCTGCTATTCAAAGTAATCGAGATGCTATAAATGAACGAATTGAGAAAGGTCATAGAGATGTGGGCTTTGAAAGTATGTGTGCAGGTAAGATATTGGCTATGCAGGGTATCAGAAATTTTATTGAAGAGGAGGTGTACAAATTGAGTAATGGTGATATGCGATTTGTTGTGTCAAGAGTCTATGGGCCTAATGCAAAAGGTTGGAAGCGTAAGGTTGCTCAGATGTCTGACAAACAAGTATGCGCTCTGTATTATAGCTTCATTCAGCGTGGCTTGATTAAGTAGTAGGCAGAAGCAACGAGAGTCGAAAACAGGGAGTGTGATACGAAGCAGAAAATTCCTTAACAAACCTGTTGCTTTTTCAAAAAAATAAGCGTATAATAATATTAGAAAGTAAAGAGAGCTTGCTTTCAAAACTAAAACTGCAAACAAATAAAAAATTAAAGGAGGACATTACTATGTCAAAAGAAGCAGTAGTAGAAAGAGAAAATTTATTGGTAAAGGCTATCGACGAAGCTATAGCCGCGGGAAAGATTGAGCAGATGCCTACGCTCAGGTCTATGGCAGCTGTATTCGGAATGAATCCGCAGCGTATATATGCGGTTGCGAAGACTCCGAAAGAGGGCGAAATATACGACGCTCGTGTATTCAATATGGATGCTATCGAGAAGTTCGTTACAAAGCGCCTTACAGATGATATGGATATGGCCGCGTTTGTAGATGCGGCTATCGAGAAGGATAAAGAGTATGCATCACAGGACCGCAGAACAGCAAGACGCATTCCCGATGGCGAAAAGTACGTTAAGTATTCCGGTGGCTTGATACCTAAACGCAAATGGGACCTCGAAGCTGGTAAGCGTATTCTTCTGAAGAAGGATAAGGAGAATGTATATGTTGTAATCCTCGTAAGCGATACGCACGTTGTTATCGCTCCTGAGAATTATCCCACCGAGTATAAGGTAATGGCTAACTGGACTCTCAACACCAGTATGATATCACCGTTCCGTTTCGACGAGGTTCTCGAGGCGCGTAAAGCTGAGGCTGAGAAAGAGGCTGAAGCTAAAGCAGAAGCAGAAGCAGCAGCAGCGGAGTAATTAACCCCGCGAAATAAAACAGACCCGCCTAACCAGCGGGTCTAAAAAATCAGTTAAAAATAAAAAGCTTTCATAATAAGGAGTGATGTATAAATGAACAAGCTTACTTATGACTGGATACAGGAAGCCCTTAAAGTCATACAGAAAGGGGCTGCCGATAAGCTTACAAAGGGAAACGTAAAAGTATACAGAGTTAAAAATGATATCAGAATAGATATCACAGGAGGTGTTCTTTCAGATGTTTTTGACTAACCATCCTATTCTGTATACGATTACCTTATTAACTGTTTGTCTGACAGTTGTCCTTGTAACCCTTATCATTAAGGGAGGCCCTAATGATTCGAACCGCAAGTAAGATTGCTTGTCTTCTTTTATGTCTCTGTTGTATATGTGGGTGTGGGTGTAGCTCCTTAAGAGAATCAACGCCAGATGAAACCACAGTCCATAATAAAGCACAGGAACATCAACTGATAAGAGACTTGAATGCGGTTGAGGAAGTACCTTATGCGCCGGAGCTTACAAGCTCTGAACGCAGTCTGATAACCAGAGTAATCCTTAAAGAAGTTTATGGAGAACCAATAATGGTGCAGATAGGAGTTGCCCAGCTTATTCGCGATAGCGTGGAAACAAGGGGTTTATCGGTTCCGCAAGCCATTGAGACCCTTAAATTCAGCGCACACGGCGAAAGCGAGCTGGGCAACCTAAGGCCACAGGCAATTGAAAACGCTCAAGATGCAGTTCATCGGGTCTTTGATTTAGGTGTATGTCTTGTACCTTATCGATTGACTGGTATGAGAGTAGATGGTGATGATGACGACACACAGAGTTTAATTCAAGTTGACAAGTATATATTTTATTAAATAATAAAGGAGATTAACGAATATGATAAATGTAAATTTTCAAACAGATATAGTCGACGTAGTATTTCCGACGTCGAGTAGGCAGTATGCTTTTAAAGTATTACCGAATCTTAAAGGGTGTTTAAAAGTAGGCGATACTGTAGTTGTTCATACTACAAATGGATTTCAAGTAGCTACAGTAAAAGAAGTAAATGTATATATCGGTGCGAACGCTACCGACTACGTAGTCGATAAGGTTCTTATGGAAGAGTACAAGAGAGAGCTTCAGCGCTTGAAAGATATTACAGCGGCTAAAAGGCGTCTGAGAGAGCTTCAGAAATCTTTCCAGGAGAAACAGCTATTTGAAATGATGGCTGAAAAGATGCCTGAGGCAAGAGAGTTGCTCAAGTATATTACACAGTTAGAAAACGGAATACCTGGTTCAAAGGAGATTGAAGAATGAGAGTAGATGTATCGGAAGTAAAGTCTTTCAGAAATTGTAAAAGAGGTTGGGCGTTCAGTTCACGGAATAAGTGGAACCTGAAAAGTAAAATACCTTCAGCACCTTTATATTTCGGAACCTTGTTCCACGATTGTCTTGCACGTCTCTATATGGGTGAAGACCTTCAGAAGATATGTGATTACATCAACAGAGAGCTCGGCGACCCTGCAGAGCAGAGAACAATGACCGCAATGATATGTGGCTATGCCGCTGAAGTGTTGCCTCAGGATATGGAAGAATATATCGTAAAAGATATAGAGCACCATTTCGAATTGACCATTGCACCTTTTATATCTCACGGGATTATACTGTGTGGTTCAATCGATATGATTTGTCTCAAGGAAGTTCCTGGTAAGGAGAACGTGTATGAGGTCTGGGGATTCGAGCATAAGTCCTGTGCAAGATTCAGAGATTCGATTTACACAGCTTTGGACGAGCAGCCACGCTTATACACAATAGCTCTCGCCGAGTATGTAAAGCATCTAAACGAGCTTCCAGCAGATAAGAGAGGAGGGGCAACCTACCAGCTGGGAGGCATATTCCTTAATGAAGTAAAGAAGATACAGCGGGCTTTTGACCATAAGAGAACGACCTGTGTATACAGTTCTACGGACCTCGATTCCTTTCTTAAAGGATTCTTTACCTCTTGTATGCAGATTCGTGAGGCGGTTGAAGAGGATGTGGCATTGCCTGATCCGGGGCAGATGAAATGTGTAATGTGTAATTACAAAACACTCTGTGAGGAATATGCGTATGCAGTCCCTGAGCGCGACGATGTTCTTGACGAGTTCTCTGAAGAGTTTGAGATACGTAAAGTGGACCATCTTGACGAGAAGCAAGAGCAGAATAACGACATAGGGAATAAGGAGTAAAAGAAAAAATCTAAACTTTTTGTTTTAGTACTCTTGATTTTTAGAAAAAAAAGTATTATAATAATAAAGAAGAATCGAGGTGAAAAGAGTTGCAAGTAATTGACTTAAAGAATAAAGTCAACCTTCACACGTTTGCATTAGTGTATGGTGCCTCAGGTACAGGCAAGACGCACTTAATGGGTACGCTTGGAGCATTGGGTCGAGTGCTTATTATCGATATTGATAAGGGCATTAAGACATTAAAGTTTGCAAAGGACTTACAGAACGGAGTTCTTGATAGTGTCACGGTTGTAAGCTTTGATGACTTTAAAGACTTAAATGAAGCGTATAAGCTTGTGTGTTCTAATGACCCGAAGTTATGGTCGCAGAAGTTTGGGATTGAGATTAAGGAACCTTTCGATTGGATTGTTTGGGATACTTGGTCTGAGATTCAATGGACTATGATGCAGGAAGTTCGTAAGAACGCTGACAGATTAGGCAGCGGACTTAACTTCAGAAAGAACATCGAGATACAGCATTGGGGGATGCTTACAGACCTCAATAAGTTGTGTGTCGAGCAGATGCGCGACTGTAAAGTGAATATGATATTCACAATGCAAGAGAAGATTGACAAGGACGAAGTTTCGGGGCTTATATATGGAGGCCCGGCTATTCACGGAAAGCTTGTACAGGAAATGCCGGCATATTTCGATATAGTTGTTCATACATCTACAGACATATCAGGTAAGTATTGTGCAACTACAAGAAGCAAAGGTCGCTGGCCTGCAAAGACCAGAGTCGGCGAAGGTAAGGATTATGTAAATCCTACCGCTAAAGATATATTCGGTGAAGCTATATAATTGAATACAGGTATATGACTCAAAGCATTTGTCGATTGACAGTAGAGTGTCTGAAAGGAAAAAGAGACACAGAGAGTAAGAGGCTTTAGAAGTCATATAGAGTTATTCCGTTATTAGGTTCTTTGAATAAACAAAATAAAAAAAAAACGAAGGAGTCATTATTATGAATTTAGATTTCAGTTCTGTACCGTCAAGAGAAGTGCTTGAGGAAGGAATGTACACAATGCTCATTAAAAAGGTTGAAGAGAAAACATCATCGACCGGCAAACCGATGCTCACCGTTCTGTTCGAGGAAATCGAAAAGAAGACAGGCATATTCGAGAATTACGTACTGCAGGAGAACTGCCTGTGGAAGCTTAAAGAGCTCCTCGATTGCCTCGGAATCGATACTTCTGAGACAGTAAACATAGAGCCGTCGGAACTCGAAGGACAGTTCGTTAAAGCAAAAGTTATCCAGGAAGATTACCAGGGCGAGCCTACCAACCGTATTAAAAAAGTTTTTGCGGCATAAGGTTGCCCCACCGCGGGAGTCAGGACGCAGTTAATAGAAGGACGTTAGCTGCGTCCATTTATAATCTTACTGGAGGTACGCATAGTGTTTTATGAACATTTTGTAAAATTTGATGCTTCTAAAAGCAATGGTTCTCAACAGTATGCAATATGTCCTTTTCATAATGATACAGATGCTTCCTTCACAGTAAACTCGGAGACAGATGAATGGTATTGTCACGCCTGTCAGAAGGGTGGAACACCTGTACAATTCATCGAAGAATACTACGATGTTGAAAAGAAGATTGCAGAATACGCTTATAGTTTATTTCAGGATACAGACAAGTTTCCTTTTCCTACAGAGGAGCAAGTTGAAAAGTATCAGGAGCAATTAAAGAAGATGCCGAGGTATCTTGACCATCTTCACGCGTTCGGTATCACTGATGAAGTGATTGAACATTTCCAATTAGGATATAACGACTTACGAATTATATTTCCTATAAAAGGTAAAACAGGACGATGGGTAAACTTACGTAAGTACTTACCTACGCAAGAGCGTTCAGGCGCAAGTGCCAATACACCTAAGATGATTCAAATAAGAGGATTAGGTAGTAAGAGATATTATCCATATGAAGCATTCGATGATAAGTATAATGAAATATTTATTGTTGAAGGTGAAAAGGATTGTCTCGTGGCTCGCTCTCAGGGTCTTAACGCTGTTACGAATACTGCAGGAAGTAATATTCCAACACAAGAGATTTATTTGTTCGCAGATAAGATTGTATATCTTATGTTGGATACGGATGCAGCAGGTACACGTACGACAAAACAGTACATTCAATTGTTACGTACAGTAGCAAAAGAAGTTCATCAGATTGTATTGCCGGCAAAGGACTTTACGGAATACTTTATGAGTAGCCGAGATACGAACGTTAAACAATATGAAGTGCAAGTTAAAGGTCTTGATGTAAATAAACATTCAGATGACGCTTGTGTGACGAATGTATCATTAGGTAAATCAGAGTACGTAGAGAACTTAAATTCGTGGGTACGTCTTGAGAATATGTCTGTAGTAGGTACGGACCCTAAAACCTTTACAGTGCCTAAGAAACTTAAAGCAGTGTGTAGAGATATGCATTGTACAAAGCCTTGTGCATTAGGAATGGGAAATGATAATGCCATTGTAGACGTAGACCCAAGACAGTTATTACAGTTTGTTTCTTCATCTGATATGGCTCAAGATACTTATTTGAGAAAGCTCTTTGGGTGTAAATCAATTATATCCGAGCCTGCAGAGTATACGAACGTTCAGCAATTACTATTTCAGGAAACCGCTTCATTTGTAGATGGCCTTGAGGAATCGACCTTTGAACATAGATATGGTATATATCTTTATGAAGAGGGACGATTATTGCCCACGACCAGATATAATTTCGAAGCTTGCAGAGTTACTGACCCTCGAAGTCAGATGAACTATTATGTAATAAGAGAAGCTACCCCTGTAACAGATGGACTCGATAAGAGTACAAATATTGATGTAGGATATTTTTCCGCTATAGCATCAGGGGCAACCAGTTTCCGCGATTTTATTGCGGAGCATTATAAACTATGGTTAGCTGATTTAGGTATTGAAGGACGTCCTGATTTATTTGCTGCGATTGCTCTGACATACTTAAGCGTAACAGAGATAGAATGGAAGGGTGGAAAGCTTAAAGGTTGGCTTGACACAATGTGTATAGGTGATACACGTACAGGTAAATCTCAAATGGCTCAAAGGTTTGTAAAGACATTGAGCAAAGGAGCTTACATAAATGGTGAAAATGCCAGACGCACAGGCGTCATAGGAGGCGTTCAACGTTTAGGAGATAGCTGGGTAATTACTTGGGGTGCAATACCTATGAACGATAAAGGTTTATTAGTAATAGATGAAGCATCGGGACTTGAAGTGGAAGACGTTAAAGAGTTGTCTGCAACACGTTCCAGCGGAGCTATTACAATAAATAAGATAGCCAAAGGTGAAGCTAAAGCTCGTACACGTCTTATCTGGTTAAGCAATCCTCGGTCTGGACGAAACATAGAGGATTTTTATTGGAAAGGATATGGAGCATTTCAAGAATATATTCCTGTTGTTGAAGACCAGGCCAGATATGATTTGGTATTAACCGCGGCACGCGAAGACGTAACTAAATTAAATGGTATCGATAGTGTATCTAAAGTACCTAAAGAAAAATGGAAAACACTAATTAACTTTGCTTGGAATGTTCCAGCAGAGGATATAATAATTAGTCAAGCCACAAAGGACGCAATCAATAAACAATGCGAGATATTGGACGAGTCTTATGGTGGTGGACCATTAGTCGTAGGTGTTGCAGTACACGAAAAGGTATTACGAATTAGTTGCGCCATCGCAGTTCTGTGTGGAAGCATTAAAAATAATCAGTTAATTGTTGAACCGAAACATACTGAATGGGCAACTGAAATGTTACAGTGGACTTATGATAAGCCTACTATGGACTATAAGGGATACATTCAGGAATATAAAAAAGCGCAAAGACGAAAGACTGAGAATAACACATTTATTCGGACGTTGTGTGCACAGAATCCTGCACTTAAGATTTTGTTGTCATCTAATATGTTTAGAGGTGCACAAGTTCGAGAAGTATTAGGTATTGATTCTCTTGAAGCATCTAAAATAATATCTGAGTTGCTAAAGAGAGGATTGGTACGCTTATCAGGTTCAGGTGCATATGTGCCCGATAAAATGTTAATCGACATAGCAAAGCAAATGGAGGTGACTTTGTGATGATAGAACTAAAAACAGATATTGTAGAGGAAATCATAACTAAGTATCCTGAATTAGGAGTAGTGTTACGTGCAGGAGTTGTAAGTATAAAGCTCACACGTGAAATGCTTGATATCGATAGATACTTAATGCAGGACATCTACAAGAAACTTATACAAGCAGGTGCCGTGGTAGGTGTAAGCAGTAGCTGTTTTAGAGCATCTCCGGCTATGCTTGAATATTTAAAGGAGCGTAACTAATGCGAAATACAAAAGCAATTGTTTTAAGTAGCGGAGGAGTAGATTCTACTACCTGCGTTGGTTTAGCAGTTAATCGTTTTGGCGCCGAAAACGTAATTACTATATCATTCAAATATGGGCAAAAGCACAGTAAAGAACTCGACTGCGCCGAGAAGGTTGCCCAGTATTATCAAGTGGCCCACCGGGTTATAGATATTTGTTCATTAAATTTGTTCAAAGGTAGCTCTTGTTCTTTACTCGAGGGCAGTGCCAATGAGATTAAACACGAGTCATACGAAGAGCAAATTAAAGAGTCTGATACAGGAATTGTAGATTCATATGTACCATTTCGTAATGGACTTATGTTATCTATGATTGCTTCAATAGCAATGTCTATGAACCCTGATGATATTACTTATATCTATTTAGGCGCGCATGCTGATGATGCTGCGGGCAATGCTTATCCAGATTGTTCTATTGCTTTTTCTCTTGCAATGAGTAAAGCAATCTATGAAGGTACCGATAGGCACGTTGTAGTGTGTACGCCTTTAATAAAAATGAACAAGGCTGAAGTGGTTCATACAGGTTTGAAAATTCATGTCCCTTATAAACTTACTTGGTCTTGCTATGAAGGAGGAGATAAGCCATGCGGTAAATGTGGAACCTGTATTGACAGAGCTAAAGCATTTGCACTTAATGGTGTAGAGGATCCGGCTTTGACTCAGTGAGTGGTTGTGCGATAGCACATAAGGATCAAAGTTGTATGCAACAAAAGCAACTATAAAAATACTACGAATGGAGAATTATTATGAAAGCAAAAACAAAAAACATTAGTACACTACAGGTAATACTTACAGTATTATTTACATCCTGCCTCTTGATAAGTAATGTAATTACAGCCAAGCAAGTATTGCTTCCGTTTAACATTACAATGACAGGTGCGGTATTTATCTTCCCTGTGACCTATATATTATCCGATGTCTTTTCGGAATGTTATGGTTATAGATGGAGTCGTATAACGTGCTATTTAGCATTCGCAATGAATCTGTTAATGGTATTGTTATTCGCAGCGGTTATTAAATCACCTGCACCTGCGTATTGGCCTAATCAAGAAGCTTTCCAGACAGTACTTGGAAGTACACCTCGAGTACTTGTAGCTTCATTATTGGCTTATGTAGCTGGTGACTTTATCAATGATGTTGTATTCCGTCAGATGAAAAAGAGACATGCGAATGAATTAAAGGGCTTTGGATTTAGAGCCATCCTCTCCAGTTTATGTGGTGAGTTTATTGATAGCTTGATATTCTTACCTTTAGCATTCTGGGGACAAATGCCTCTCAAGACATTGGCAATAATGACTGTATCACAAGTTGTTATTAAGACAGGATATGAATTAGTAATTCTTCCTATAACGCATTTAGTAGCGCGCACTGTAAATAAATATGAAGGGAACGCATAATGTATGGACATTAAGGAATATCAGCATTGGGTAAAAGAAACGCTCGATAGTCCTCACAAACATACATCTCGTCAGGACGCCCTGGTACACTTCGTACTGGGGCTGAATGGCGAAGTTGGTGAGGTAACCGAAATTATAAAGAAAGAACTTTATGGCGGAAGAGAACCCACAGAGCCTATGGTAGCAGAGCTGGGAGATGTTATGTGGTATCTTACAGCTTTATGTTGTACTCTTAATATTGATTTGAGAGATATGTTACAATACAATTATCAGAAACTTTTAACTCGATTTAAGTTTCGTAAGCCTGAAGGGACTTGCATAGGCTGTAGTCATAGGCAGCCAAGCGAACCCGGAGGCTACGATACTTGCTTAAACGCAGAAGCAAGAATATGTGATAAGGGGTGTGAAGGATATGCCAGATAACATTAACAAACCAGAACATTATAACTTCTCAGCTGTAGAGCCTATTAAGGCTATCGAAGCCTGGGATTTAGGTTTTCATCTGGGCAACGTAATTAAGTACGTAGCTCGTGCAGGACATAAAGATCCTTCAAAGCGTCTTGAAGATTTAAAAAAGGCACGTTATTATCTCGACCGATATATTAAGAATGAGGAGAATAAAAAATGAATCTAATTCATATTTTACCTGTTACACAGGCAATAAACGTCAAGCAACCGTACGAGATGTATCTCTTGCAGGAGCTGCAGAAGGTTGCCCAGGGGGAGAACGGCGGAGCTATTTTAGATGCTATTAAAGCTAAAAATAGCTATAAGATTTTGGACAATGGTTGCTACGAATTGGGAGCCAGCGGCCAAATCGAAGATGTATTTATGATGGCTGAACGCATAGGGGCCTATGAAATAATTCTTCCCGATGTAATGGGCGATATGCACGCGACGATAGATGCAACGACAGATGCACTCGATTACATTTATAAAACAGGACGGTCACATGCTTATAATTATATGGCAGTATGCCAGGGAAGTGATTGGGACGAATATATGGCTTGCGCAAAGATGTTTGCAGGCTTTGATACAGTAAGTGTAATCGGGATACCTAAGAAGTTTATGCGTGAAGCCGTTTGTCTCGGAGATGGTAGAACGCAGGTAGTAGGTAGCGTTCGTACAGCGGCTTTAATGCGTACCGAGTTTGCTAAAGCGCTCTCGGAAGAGCCTGAGTTCAGACACGGATGTACGAAGATACATATGCTTGGTATATCTTGGAGCCTATTGGAGCTTCAGAAAGTTAAAGATGTCATAAGGTCTTGCGACACTAATTTGATTGTAGAGAACCTTAAAAGAGACGTTCCGCCAATATCAAGCTGGGCAACCTTCGGCGAGAAATACACGCTGGAAAAGGAACTGAATGAATTACAGTTATACTATTTACAGAAAATAATTGAGGAGGGGATTTAAGTGATTGATAAACTTGTTCAAGCTATATGTCCTAATATGCCAAAGGATAGGAAGGTAGTTGAAACAAGTATCAAGGATAAGTATTTTCACGTTGACTTACGGGAGCACATTTTATATGTGCCCCGTAATGACGTCTTAAGGGCAAACCTTGGTATGATAGATTCTTTTACAGAAGCCTGTCGTGCTTTTGAAAATATGACTGATACTGATTTCAATGCATTCAAGTATAAGTGGGACTTCTTAAAGACTTGTCCAGAACGTCATCAATCTTTTTATGTATGGGATTGGGATTCACAACATACTTTACAGAAGATTGAAGAAGGGGTAGCTGATGGAAAAGTAAGTCCATATGTTTCAGTCGATATAGAAACGCGTAAGATTCATTGGGAAGACAATCACGTATTGTTAATAGGTATCGGTTGGATGTCTGCGGATATGCAGTACGAATATAGTAGTACATTTTGTGTAAGTGCTCAAGCGCTTTCTGAAGATATGTATAAGGAAATGTGGCAAGCATTTCAGGACTTCTTTGCAAATAAAGATATACATTTTATATGGCACAATGGTAAGTTCGATACAGGGCGTTTAAAGTATTTAATGAATATGGATGCTCGAGTTGATGAAGATACAATGCTAATGCATTATGTAGGTATCAATGAGCGCAGAGGTACACACGGACTTAAAGATTTAGGTTCTTTGTATCTGCAAGCGCCTAAATGGGATGACAAGCTTGACGAGTATAAGAAAACCTGGTGTAGAGAGCATAAGATTAAGTTGGCTGACTTTACTTATGACCTCATTCCGCTCCCAGTATTAGTTCCTTATCTTCATATGGATTGTATCTCTACCTTGCGTTTATATCATTTATTTTCGCGTCTAATGCGCGTAGAATCTAAACAGATATATAAACTATTGATTAAAGCTTCAAACGCTTATAGAGAGCTTGAATTGAACGGAATAAAGCTCGATGTAAATTATTTAAGCGAGTTGCGAGATTCACTGGAAGAGAGAATTGAAAACGCACAAGCTGAAGTCGATAAGACAGCTGCCTTATTATGGGATCCGATTCGTTATACAAAAGAGAGCGGTGCACGGTCTGTACCGAAAGCATTTAGCATAAAGTCACCAAAGCAATTAAAGTGGATGCTCGAAAAGATTATGGGTAGACGTATTGAGAGTACAGGTAAAGATGTACTTGAAGAGTTAGCCGCTGAAGTAGAGCATCAAGAAGATAGCGTAGGTAAGGAATTTATTAAAGCTATATTCGAATTGCGTAAAGCAAATAAGTATCTGGATACGTATGTAACAGGTATTCAGGAAGAGCTTTGTAGGGACTTACGTATCAGAGCTACTTATAATTTACACGGAACAGAAACCGGGCGCTTGAGTTGTTCAGCACCTAATATGCAAAACATTCCGAGAGATAAAACAATTAAGAATTTATTTGTTGCACCTCAAGGAAAGATACTTTTACAGCTTGACTATTCACAAGCAGAGTTACGTGTACTTGCATATTTAAGCGATGATGATTGGCTTACAGATGTATATGTTCAGGGACACGATTTGCACGATAAAGTTGCAGAACAAATGTTTGGACCGAATTTCAATAAGGAACAGCGTGTAATGGCAAAGACTATAAACTTTGGTATAGCTTATGGTCGAGGAGCGGCAAGCTTGTCAGAGACATTTGGTCTCTCGATGCCTGAAGCACAGAAACTTATTGATAACTGGTTTGCGCCGATGCCCAATGTTAAGAAGTATCTTAGTGACCAGAAACGAGCTCCATTCAGAGGTATCAATATAACAACGGTATTCGGTCGTATGCGTTCATTTATTATCACAAATGATAATAGATATCACGTACAAAACGAAGCAATGAATATGGCAATACAAAGCACAGCGTCTGATTGTACTATGATAAGCTTATGTACTATTCAGGATTGGATTAAAGAAAAAGGTTATCAGGATAAAGTAAAAATATGTATTACGGTTCACGACTCTATCGTACTTGAAGTAGATGACAATAAAGCGCTTATAGATGAAGTTGCTAAGGAATGTACTCAAGTAATGAGTAACGTACCTAAAATATGGTTACCTAACAATAGAGTACCTTTTAGAGCTGATGCTGAAGTAGGATATAGTTGGGGCAATATGAAGGAGTGGGTTCCAGATGAAAGCTGAATACAGCGCTATAACAGGAAGACTTTATGTAATGTTTGACTCGTGGGAAGAAGCACAAGTGTATTCTAAGAAGTGGAAATGGAATGTGCGTAAAAGTGAATTCCCTTCTATTCATCTTGAAGATACTTTGGTTAATCGTATTATTTTAAAACTACCCATAGCAGACGTGGCGGAGCCGGTTGCCCAGGTTGCTGTAGACGGTTTACTGGATTTTCAAGTGGGCGATGTTCAAAAGCTTTCAGCGCTTGGTACGGCCTTGAATAGGTGTGATATGGGTTTAGGTAAGACAATCGAGGCGCTTGCTTGTTTTAGACAAATGGGATTGCATACAGGGATTGTGTTTACGAAGAAAAGCTGTATCACTCAATGGTGTCGAGCTATAAATAAATGGGTCCCAGGTGCAAGAGTATTTGCTTATGAAGATACAAAGCAAAAGGAAAAGTTACCTCGCATATCTGAAGTAGACTTTATTGTCACAAATTATGATAAGCTTGTAGGAGCCTATGATAAACGAGGTAAAATACGTATTCCGATACTGAATAGGTTTGGTGAATATCTTTGCCAACGAAGATGGGATATGATTATTGCAGATGAAGCACACATAATCTGCAATAAGGATACAGCGAGACATGTTTGCATTGATAAACTACCTTCGAGATACAGACAGGCATTAACTGGCACTCCGATAAAGAATCATCCAGATAACCTCTACGGAATACTCCATTGGCTGGACCCGAGATGGGTAGGTCAATCTTATTGGACCTTTGTAGATTACTTCTGTAAAGTAGATGAACACAATCCCTGGGGTCGTAAGATATTAGGCTTAACTACAGATGTTGATAAGGTAAATGTATTAAGGGATTTGCTCAATAGAATAAGCGTATATCACGCTTTCGATGAAGTAATGCCTACTGATAAATTTTCTATCAGCGAACAAACGTTCTCTGTGGACATGGAGCCTAAACAGAAAAAGCTGTATGAGAATATTTGTAATCTCGTTTGTGAAGAGCTACCTGATAATATGCCTATCTTAAATGGTATGGTACAGACGATTCGTTGTCAACAAGTTGCCACCTGTCCTAAGATTGTAGGCGAAAAGGACTGGGGACCGAAGTTTTCTTTCATAAGCGATTGGCTCCAATCATCTCCAGATATCCGGTTAACCGTCTTCAGTCCTTGGGCAACCACTTGCACGTATCTGTGCAGATATCTCGACGAGGTAGGTATATCGAACACCAGAGTTACAGGGCAGTTATCTACAAAAGTACGTAATGAAAATTTGAGAAAGTTCTTGGGTAAGGAAGTAAGAGTACTATGTGCGACGATAGGTTCGATAGGTACAGGTACTGACGGATTACAGGAAGTATGTAACTACGGATTATTTATCGAGAAGGATTGGAGTCCTGAAGAGATGAAGCAGGCAGCTAAACGCTTGTACAGAATAGGGCAAAAGAAACCTGTATTCATAGGGCATCTCGAGGCTGTAGATACAATCGATGAAAAAGTAGGACGTGTAAATATTCAAAAGATGAAAGACGTCAAGAAACTTTTAAGTACATCCGGACGTGTAGAAAGAGGTGAATATCGTGAATATCATTTGTTTTGACCCAGGTAACCATACGGGATGGTGTTGGTATGATACCGAACGTAAGAAGGTATGTGCAGGCGGAACTATAATGGAAGAAAATACGTTAGCACATCTCGATATTATTTTTCAGCATATAAAAAAGGAATGGGAGCTATTAAAACGTAAGCCTATCATTGTAATTGAATCCTTTAACCTTTATCCTAATATGTCAAAGCATCTTGCTTGGAACTCTTTTTATCCTGTAGAGGTTATAGGTATAATAAAGTTCTTAAGTTACAAGATAGGAGCTCAAGTAGTTATGCAACAGCCTTCGGTCAAGAAGTTCGCGGGCAAGGCTTCCGCCGAGTATGTTGCCCAGGTGAAAGAAGCGCGGCAACGGGTTTCCGAGTATATTCCTGGGAGTGAAGTCTTTATGGAGCACACAAAGGACGCAATACAACATTTACAATATTATCTTAAAGCGAACCAGATGCATAGAGGTGATGAAAATGATAAGAGCAGTACGTTGCCTTAATTGTAAGATAGGAATTACGTTTGAAACAGTGGGCAATCAAATAAGACTTACTGAAGACGCAGTTTGTTATAATAAAATTACTAAGCAGTACGTTGGAATGTGTAAGTCCTGTTACGATAAAATGCTTCTAAAAAAAAAACAATAGAAAAGAAGGGGTAGGGTTTCCTACCTCTTCTTTTGTTTTGCTTTGCACTAACAAGATTGTGTAGTCACTTTTGGCTTGCGACTTTTGTTTTTTTTTTTAATGCTTGCTTTCTACTTCGGGCAAGCCACCGATGCTGGTAAGTATTGAGAGCACACCAGCAAGTGCTGACGTTGAAAGAACGACCTTCCAGTCTACTGAAGAGATAAGAGCTGACGTTCCTATAGCTGCCACTGCAGACTGGGCCACGGTTTTAATGGCACGTATACCTGCGGCTTTCCACCACTTTTTATTGAACATACTTTTCACCTCACTTCATCATTTTATTTACAAGGGCCTGTACAGCTTTGGGGTCATAACCCTCAGCTTTCAGTTTCTTCGTACGCTCTGCGCCGTTGCCATAGTTGCCCCTGATTACTTCGTGTGCGACGGTTTCCAGGGACTTTTTGGGTTTCGAGGTCTGGGCGCTTGAGCTTTTGCCCATGAGCTTATTAACAAGCCCTTGTATTGTAGCGTAATCGTATCCTGCGGCAGTTAGCTTTTTCTTACGCTCTTCACCGTTTCCCCAGTTCCCGCGTATAACCTCCTGGGCAACTTCCTCGTTGGTTTTCTTGACGGTGTTGGGCTGTGAAGGGATGGGATTGATAAGCGCAGGATAATCTTCGTAACATATATCCATATCGACTCTGCCGTTGATACCGTCAACTTTTCCATCTGAAGTATACTGCCAAAGTTTGAACTGCTTATTGTAGGTACAGGAATTAGTTCCCCACTGGGCAACCCAGCGCGCCTTGGTGTCATACCAGCTGTCGGTAAGCTTTGTAGTATGCCAATGAAGATTAGCATAGATACCAGCCCAGAAGCCTGCTGATTCGATATCAGCGACAAATGCTTTTGCTATATTGAGTATAGCTTCATTAGAAAGCGTACCTGTAGTTTTAGCATCTTCTAAATCGTAATAGATAGGATAACTGGGCTTATGTTTTCCTACCATTCTTAATACGTGTCTGGCTTCCGAATGTGCCATATCAGGATTGAGAGCATAGCTATAAATGTAAACACCATAGGGCATTCCTACACGCTCACACTCTGCTACATTCCTTAGGAACTTGTCATCATCCTGAATTGTGAAATCAGAACCAAATCCGCAACGCAGTATTGCAAATTCAATACCTGCTCTCTTAACTTTGTCCCAATCTATATCGCCCTGATATGTTGAGACATCAATACCTTTTCTTTCCATAATTGTTCCTCCATTTATTTAATTATTAGTGATAAAACAGCCCCAAGTATAAGACTGATTACACCCGTTACAATACAGCTAATTATTACGCGTTTGTAATACTTAGCCTCTTCAGCTGGAGCTTGCTCTAAATGGTCAAGCCTTTCATTGATACCAACTACTTGCTCGCTTGTAGATTTCGTCTGCAATGCAATACGTTCTACAGCTACAGTTAAGCGTTTGATATCACGTACATCTGTCTTTATTTCATCCAGCTGGTGGAAAATGTTTTTGTCTTGAGCCTCGAGATACGAAACCCTTTCATTTAGATTTTGATCTACCATTGGAAGACCTCCTACATTATAACCTTTAAGTATTTTGCGGCTTAGTGTCAATTACTTCGGGTTCTGCTGGATACTGCGCTTCAATAGCGTTCTGTATCTCGGCAAGGTCATCCTCATTAAGTACGCCCTTTTCGTTCCACCCTGCGGCGTTAAGGATTATCTGATAATCTGACATTTTTCCGACCGCTCTTAAAAAGCCTGTTTTTACAAAATTCCTTAAACTGAACATATTATACGTTCCCTCCTATAGATAATATTGCTTGCTGAATTATAGCAAATGCTTTGTTTATGTCTCTGTTATATTCCGCGTCGATTATTGCCCCTGACGTATTAGTTATAAGTGTTGTGGTTGGCGAAAGACTTAGTACACCTGACACCGTACCGTCTGCAGCCGGAGTGAATTCTGTAGTTGTTTTATACAGCTCATATTCGGTAGCAGTTGCGCCGAGTTCAAGTTGTACATTTCCAAAGGTCATAGTTACCCCAACTGGAGCGTTGTAGGGTGCGTAAAAATTTAGTTGATATATCTTACTTTCGGTTATGGTAAATTTATCATTTATAATACCTCTTGAAGAGGCGTTTATTATGAATTTTTTATCTTCATCATCGTATACGCCCCAGCCTCCCCTATAAGTTGCATCTGAACAAGTTACTGTACCACTACAGTAATAAGTACCTGCAGGTAAATAAATATTGCTTGATACCATCATTGTTTTTTGTGTAGCTGCAGTCTTAAAGGTAAACCCATTAGCTGTTTGAGTGAATTCCATTATACTTGTACTAGCTGTTAGAGTAGATTTATTAAATAAATTCTTACCACACCTTGTTACAGTAACAGTTGAGAAGTCTGAAATGTAGGGTGTGTAAGGAGTGGCAACTGAACCTAATTCCAAATAAGGCTGTATTACTGCATCTGTAGTGACATTTGCATTTATAGTTATAAAAATATAATAGTTTGTGTACGCGGCTGTAAAGGTTTTAGTCTCCCCTGCGGTGCTAATAGTATACGCTGCGTGATAGGTAGTATCTTGTATACCCAGATTAGCACCTGAGCCAGATATATAACCACTCATTGTGTACTGCTTCCCTATAGTCAGCACAAGCCCCAACGAAGGCTGACGTACAAGAAACACTATACGTGCAGTTGCAGTACCACTCAAGTGTATCGTTCCATCTGAATCAATAGTTATTGCAACTCCTGAATAAGTACCTGCAGGAGTATTATACGGCTGAGCTACCAAATTCTTACTACTCACTTTAACTCCGAGTATGTGTTCTATAGGTGATACACCATCTAATCGAACAGAAACACCAGAAGCTGTACCTTTTAAAGCATTAGCAAAGTTATTATCTGCGTATCCTTTGTTTGCTCCATCGGTAGCCTCTGTAGGTGTAGCTACGTCTTTAAAAAGTACGCCGCCCTCTTTCTGCGCAATAATTTGTCCAACTGTTTTGTCAGTAGCATCTTTGAGACTAAGCTCTCGATTGCCTGAAGTCTCATTGATAGATACGTCTGCGAAATATCCCTGCTTTTTGGCTACTTCACCATCGACGTAATCAGTTGTTGCAAGTTTTGGATTTGCCATATTATTTTTCCTCCTTAGCTGTTAAGAATTTTACTGTTGTAAAATGTACAGGGTCTGTATAAATATCCATAGGAGTTTGTACAGCTCCTGCTTGTAAATCTTTTGCTTCGTTTATAAGCTCTTCGGTCTTTGTAATAAGTGCTTTCTGCTCTGTAAGCATTTTATCTACCTGATTTACTAATTCAGATAAACCAGATATATAATGTGGGTCATCAGGATTTGAAGAAGTGCTTTCAGGCTTACCTCTTTCTTGAACTTGAATATCAATTCGATAAATTGTTTTTGCACTACCTTCATCTGTATTCGTTACGTACAAATAACAGATTAAGTCTTGTGACTGCTGAAGTAAGCTGTTCGGAATTTGTGTTGTTATAATACCAGATTCAGATATATAACACACAACAACAATATACTCTTCTAAACCTTCATAACCAAAATGAGCTTCTACAGTCCTGGGCAACTCTACTCCGGTTATCAACAATAACTGATGGTAATCATACATAGTTACCTTTGCTTTGTTTTGCTGAATACCGTTCTTGAATACAATAGGTACAGAAGTTATATCCATTAGCCTACACTCTCCTTTCTAACCTGGTCAATTTTTATTCTGAAATATACAGATAGAGTATCTATATCTTCATTCGTAAATTTAAGAGTATCATCGGTAACAGGAATTGAAATTACCTCTGAGCTTAACCAAATAGTACCAGCAAGAGCTCCTGAAGCCAGCGGGCCAAGGGTTGCCCAGGGACGCGAAAGCAGAAAACGGGGATTTGAAGATTGCATGGGCTCAAAGATTCTGAATGAATCTACAGCAGCTTCAGGGCAGGTGCCTAAGAGACACATCTCAGGGAACCAAGTCCAGCGACCTGAAGGGTTACTGAAAAAGTCAAAAAAGTCTTCACCGTTTATACCATCGAAAGCATTGACAGAAACATTAGCTGAACGCATTCCGAAAGCATTGTCTTCAAGAGTCTGCATTCGCATCCAGCCTTCCATCGTATAATAGTAATATGGATTTGTAAGCTCATATTCATTACTTAGAGAAGCCGCGCCTGCTACATCGTGTTTGTATATTTCGATGTAATAATTTTCTGTTCTCGGACCACCTTGCCTCGCTATAAAAGTTGTTCCGCCTCCACCACTCTGTGCTGCGGCTGCGATACCTCCTTCCATATGGTTAAGCGCAGCGGCTGTTATAGGTGTTGTAGTATTGGGGTAGTCTTTCCAGCCTCCAGTATAAAATGGAGTATATGCCATTATAATCTTCCTCCTTTAGTAGATTCAAGTGTGCAAGTTGTAGATGCTATAAGTGTATGAGTGCCTTTAGTAGATATAGAATTGATGGGCAATACTACTTCTGTATCTCCTTTTAATTTATATCTAATCAAGTCTCCTGCTTCGGCATTTATAGGAATTACAAATTCAAGAGTACCTGTACAGGAATTTGCATACAGTAACCTTACTGCTACACCTTCCATTTTTGTTATATCAGGTAAGTTATTTACAATAGGATTATCTTTCACATCATAAGATTGTCCTGCATAATAATCACCTTCAGACCATAAAAGCGTATCTCCTTTGTACACACGGAAAAGTGGATAGCCTACAAAGTGTTCTACCGTAGCTCTTGAATTTATATACCAAGGAATATCTATAATAGGGGCGGCTTGTGGGAAAGCGTCCCATTGTAAAGATGGGGATGCATGTGGATAAGTAGTTGAACTCGGATATAATAAATTAGGTGTAGCCGCACCTGGAAACTTAAATATAGGCTTTACACATTCAATAAAAGACTCAGCTTCTGGATATATGAACTCGTCAGGATAATAGGCACTCGTCGTTCTTTTTGACATTCTGTAATTACATCCAATCGTTTCACCGAAATGCTTTAAAAAATCTGAAAGCTTCCAAGTTGCTCTTACAGAAGTAAGTAAGTTAGGAATATTTATACTCTGCCCTAAATTAGGAAAAGTATCTGTACTCATTCGCCAATATTTACCAGGAGCAGAACTTGAATTACAGTACATATGTTCTTGACTTATTACTGAATGCCACATTTGTAATACTGGAATTGCAAAATTTATATTTGCAAGCGAAGGTTTTACATCCTGGTTTATTGCATATGTAACCATATCTACGATTGTATACTGTACAGTAAATTCGTTATTATCAATCTGTTCTGCTGATATATAACCTGTTATAGGATATACTGAATATGTTTCCGTATCGTCATTAGGATTTGTTAAAGTTTGTTTAACCTTAACGAACATATACTTAAATGAACGTCCAGGATATCTACAAGTTAAGTTAAGTGTTTTAGTATTTAAAACTCCTAATTCTACTTCGCTGTTACCATTGCACACCTCTGTCATCGAATAACTATCAGATACAATTGTAGAATTATCAAAAGTATAAACTCGAGGATATCTATATTGATTATTTGGGTCAGCAGTATCACTGTATACAAATAACTTTGTATCGATAGTATATCCATCTTGATACAGAGCTTCTGTAACCCATGCTGGAGCATTAACCATTTATATCACCTCGAGTTTTATTTTAATATTCAATGAAAGCAATTCGTATCGAATCGTACCAAAGTTGCCCCTGGTCATCAACGGTGCGGAGCTTGAAATCTACATCTGGCATATATACTGTAGCCGTTTTGTACTCTGAAGTATCAGGACTATAATATTCAATTTCAAGCTTCCGCTCAAGTGTGTTTGTGTAGTGGCTGTTGAGCATTGCAAACAAAGACATTTTTGTGCTCTCGGGCATTGGAGGAGTTTCGAAATCAATCTTCGTTGCTGTGTGAGGTAACACTGTACGATGTAAGTATCCATTGTTATCTCTAAAGGAATCAAGGTCCTGCCTTTGATTAGGTGTTACCGTATAGGAATCATATTGGATATACTTATAATCAAGTTTTATATTTCCTATCTTAACTAAATATCCTTGATACATTGTTTCTTACCTCCTCCTATTAAGCGAATGCACTCTTACCCGTTCTACGTTTGTATGAGTTGTTATATTCAATCATCTTGCGGAATAACAAATCCCCATCGATATAAATATTAGCCTGGGCAACATCTCGCGACGTTCCGTTGCGACCTAATGCTTTAGTCATTCCACGTTCAACGCCTCCTTCAATACCTGCAATGATTTGTTCATTATTTACAACTGCGTTTGAACCATTAGAGAACTGACCTACAAGTTCATTATGATTTGCAAAGAATAAACCATCTTCAGGGAAGCCGCCGAATTCATACATCGGTATCTTAGGTATTGTCACTCTCAATTCAGGTATATTCACACCGGGTATTTTATTCAGACCTTTGATTAACGGATTGAATAATGAAAGTGCTTTGTTTATAAGCCACTCAATTCCGCCTATAACTTTATTTAATACCTTACTTACAGCATTTATAATACCTGTTGAGAATCCAGCTATCTTATCATACAGCCATTCAATTTTATTATACATTGCACTAAATACTTTATTTACAACTCCGCCTAATTGAGTAAATACAGAACTAAGTACCTGTATAATTGCTATGATAGGAGATAACAATACTCTAATTACTTTAATGCCTATACTTAAGATTTTTGTCAATATGATAATTGAAAAAGATAAACTTTTAATTATCATCGTAAGTATAGGTGTAAGCATATTAAGTATAGGTACTAATATAGGCCCAAGTAAGCTTATTATTTCTCCTACGAGTGAACCTATACTTGCTGTCATCTTCATTACGGGTGGAAGTATATTTGCAAGTAACTTAGCAAATACAGGTAACAGAGCACTTACTAAATCAAGAACGGGTCCGAATAAGCCTTTCCAGTAATCCAATAAATACCCTGTCATCTCAGATATTGCTGGTGCTAAAATTATTACAACTTTAAGTAAACTATCGATAAAAGGTATTCCGTGGTCGATTGTAAACTGCTGTATAAAGTTAGCTACCTTTACGCCTATATTATCGAACATCTTTGACACTACGGTTTGGGCTGTTTTAAAAGGTCCTGCAAGTACAGATGCCGCTGTTCGAATAGGTGCGAACCAAGTCTTAAATTTATTTGTTATCTCCTCAGCTTGCTTACGTATATTAGGTAAGAAGTCTGTCAATGACAACAAGTTGTCATACGAGGGTATATCAATAGATATTGGTCCACCTGTACCAGCATCTCCTGCTCCCGCCCCAGATGATGCAGATGTTGTAAGATTATTTAATTCATCGAATCCTTGAAGCTGTTGTTTCATCTTTTTAGAACTCGATGCGGCATCATCCATATTAGATGCTGCGGCGGCTGTAGACTTTTCTAAATCCTTAGACTCTGAAGGGTCTATTAGTTTTTTAGTCGTATCAATACCAAATAACTTAGCAAGATATTTAGCAATATTTTGTATTACTAATGTAAATTTAATCAGTGCAGGAAGTACTGTATTTAAAATCGGATAGAAAAGGTTGCCCAGTGTCACAGCGGTTTCCTTGATTTGGTCTTTAAGGATTTTCAACATGTTCGCAGGAGTTTGAATGGTTCTTGCGAAGTCTGTTTGGGCAAGATTCGTTTGCTGTAAGATACGTATGTATCTTATTTGCATCTTCTCGGCTTGTGACATTGCGGCGGTCTTTTTTTGGATGCCTAACTGAGCGGCTGTTTCAGCAATGCCTGCTTCAGTTAAATCAATACCGTACTTACGTACAGCTCGTGTCATACCCTGAAGACCTGATTCCAAGTCTACCATAACGTCTTCAAAATCTCTATTGAATAATGACGACATATCCACTGCGAGATTTACAAGACTATTACTCATTTTAGCGGCCTTGTCACTTGAAACACCCATTTCAGTTGCAAGTAATTTAAACTGTCCTGCCGCATTAGCTATTGTAGTTTGTGTTACACCTGCATAAAATGAAAGTATATCTGCATTAGCTTTCATACTTTCATAATAGCCTGTAGACGAAACTACAAATAAGTTCATTGACTCTATATAGTCATTTGAGTAATTTACAAGCTTTTTAAACAGACCAAATATTTCACGTATTGATACAAGTTGCATAAGCTTGCTGAAAAGCTTTGAAGTACTTGCACCTACTACACTCATTTGACCGGGTAAAGATGAAAGAGAACTCTTTAGATTATTAAATCCCGTCGTAGCTTTATTTGTGGCTTGCACTGTTTGCTTCGACGTATTATTATGTGCCTTTGCAGCGTTCTGAGCTTTCATATAAGCTTGCTGTAGTTTAACAAGTTCTCCTTCACCTTTTTGGAATGCCTTAACTACTTGACTTGTATAAGCTGAATTCATTGATAAGGCACTATCAAATCTATTTAATGAAGGTTGAGTAAAATCAACCGAATTTTTTACGTCATTAGTTGCTTTTGAAAGAGTAGATAAAGCAGTTACAGCACTTGTAGATGCGGGTATAAGTCCTGCAATACTCGTAGGTAGAGAAACATAAGCCTGTGCTAACTGCTGTGTACTCATTCGTTGGTACATCATTCCTTGCGTGAGTCCTTCGAATGTCACGTTAAGGTTGCCCAGCGCAGAAGATACCGCAGGTATGAAACCTGCGATTGCCGACTGCGCTGACTGAAGAGAAGAGACGAATTGTGACGTGTAAGAAGAATTCATCGAAAGGTCTTGACTATAAGCGTTAACTGAATTCTTTAAGATATTATAATAATTTGAGAGAGATTGTATAGAGCTTGCTTGCTTTTCGAAGTTAGCGGATGTATCTACTTGCTTCTCGGCATCAGCCACATCCTGTAGTGCTTCCTTCGCTTTTTGTGCTGCGGCTTGTAAATCGGACGCATCACCTGTAAAATTATATCTTATTTCCTCCGCCAAGTAAATTCACCTCTTGTTGCTTTTGTTCGTATTCTAAACGTTTCTTTTCAAGACGCTCGAACCTTTCAATATCAGGTCCAGCTTTCTTCGAAATATTTGCTTTCTCTGACGATGCATTCATCTTTTGGATTATCTGAGTGGGCTTACGTGGGTGTTTTGTATTGTTATAATATGCACTCCAATATCCATTAAGAACAGATAGAGGAGTTAAATCTGTAAGCCTGTCATTATATCCCTCGCAACAAGCTAAAAATTGCCAGTACTCTAAATCGAGTACATCGTTAGGAGCCAAACCAACTTTGGCTCCTAAACGAAAGATGTCGTACCACGTAGGTTCTGATGAACTTACGTCTATACCTGGATCTGCATCGCCATTATCTCGTTTTTTCTCTGGGCAACCTCTTCAGGCGAAAGTCCATTGAAGGTTATACCTTCCAGAAGCTTAGCAATCAGCACATTGATTTCGGCAAGATTTCCGTGATCCAGGTGGTAATTGATAAATTCTGCTTCTGTAGCCACATTGGGATTAGCGAGATTAAAGGCTGTGTAGAGAAGCTTAAGTTGCCCATCTATTCCCAAAGTATCAAGCTCCTGAAATATCTGAGCATAAGGTTTATGGTTAAACTTCCCCTGAATTGCATAAGCAACTCTTAAAGTTGTTGCGAGCGGATATTCCGCACCTGCGTAGTTAATTTTTATTTCCATTGTTATGTCCTCCATTTATTTGTTATTTAGCCGCCGAACGAAAGTGTTACGGCATCTGTACCTGCGAAATTACAGGACAGGTTAACTTTATCATCGGGTGCAGTATCGATTGAATAATCGGATATAAGCGCCTTACCGGTGAAGTAGCAATTGTCTGTAAGATATATACCCAACGTAACAGCCTCGCCACTGTCAAAAGCTTTGATAAGCTCATACTGTGTACCATCCTGTGTAAACGCTACAGTACCATCTACAGAGCCGCTCCAGTCTTTTATTGCCGGAACTTTTTCTTTGTACTGCTTACCGAAAGAAAGTATTTCGATTATCTCTTTAGATACATCCAGGTTAACACCCGAGATATAAGCTACAACTTTAGCCACAGCAGTCTCACCGATTTTTACAGAAGCAGTTAAACCAGTCATAGGGGTTTCAGCCATTATAAATCACTCCTTATATTTTTTTCTTACTAAGATACAATCAAAGACCTGAACGTAAGTTCAAATTCTTTTCTGTTATCTTCATCATATCCCGCATCGTAAATATCTCCGTCTAAAAACAGTGCTGTCTGATTATCAATTTTATGCTGAAACATTTTTCGAATTGCATCAGCCCACTGATAAGCTTTAGCATAGTCTTTTGAACGCGTGGTTATACGTATGCGGGGCTTGTAAATACCCGGGGATGTCTCCCCGTTGTTTGAATTGAAAAATTTAACCGAATCGTCTCCTTCAATAAATCGAACTGAAATCATATCATCAGGCTTTGCAGGTAAGAAACCATACTTTACATCACATTGTATTGCAGGATTATTCAAAATCATTGTTCTAACTATTGTAAGTATATCAGACAAGATTCTTCACTCTCCTTGCAATGCGTCGTTTGTAATTCTGTGTTTCAATATCAACTGCTTTTTTCAAGAATTGATATTCACCAATTGAATGATGATAATTAGGATTGTTATGCTGTATAATAGAATAATCATATCCTGTACGTCTGTTATAAGCGTGTACATATACAGTTAAACGTGTTTTAGCATTTATATATCGTATACCTTTCTTTAAAGCACCTGTTTCTTCAGGTGCCAAAGAACGCGCTCGATTCATAATAGCTCGTCCTAATGTTTTAAATTCATCTTCGATTATTTGAGGCGTTTCTTGTTGTAAATTATTGAGCTTATCTATTGCCTCAGTAAGACCAGTAAATTTTGAAGTACGTGTACCTCTCATTTTAACGTCGCCTCATATCCTTGAATACGTCCTCTTACATCTCTCATAACTAATACAGCTTCTACCATTCTATCATTTATCAAATCGTGTTCTTTTACAGGCACATTTGTAAATACAGATGTAGTAACCGTAATGTATTCACCGTATGAATTCTGTACAACCTGAGACTTGTCTTGAATAAGACCTTTGACTGTACGCGCAGGCGCGTACATAGGTTGCCCATATTCATCTGAGTTTGCGGAGCTACTTTTAAGGGTAATCTTCATTGATAAGAACTTATCGACTCTCACCTTATTGATGCTCCCTTCACAAGGAATTTAGCTATAAGAGATTGAGCAAAGGGCGAGGGCAATAACGAAGAGGCATTTATTCCTCCGACGACACTTGCATCAGCTGATGCATTAGTATTTCCGGCGCCTAATGTCTCGGATACATTACCAATCTTATAACTGGTTATACCCCAGCTCTTTAAGTTCCTATAAAAAGCTTCATCCTCGATAGCTTCTTTCGAATAACTATCGGGGTCGCTTATATATAGAGCATTCTCAACTTGAGCAGCTTTAACTTCTGGAGGTACAATGGGAGTTGTACGTTGTCCTAACTTCGTATATCGCGGAAAGCTTAATACTTGGTCAGTGGACGTCTTAATACCAGCATAGCTAAGCTGTTCAAGATTGAGTGTGCTTTTTAATAGAGCAATATTCTGGTCTTCTTCAGATAAGCTAAACCATAAGGAGTACATAGGATGTCCTGACGGATAATAGGTTTTTACATATGCGGAGGCCTCTTCATTTGTTACGTAACTATTTGTACCAACTAAGAGTGCGGCACCCGATGTATCTCCTGTATTAACGAATTGCATCTCTATTCCTCCTTAAGGTTATTGACGATAAATTATTCGGTAGCCATCGTTACCTTGCCGAGCGCGGTTTTATTGTCGTCAAGAATAAATGTACCGCCGCGTGCAGCTACCTGAAGCGCAACGCCGTCGAACTCTTCGGCTTCAATCGTACGCGCAGTGGTTACACCTACGAACGGAAGCAATATGCCGTCAGCCGCAAAGTACGCAATGTCTTTGGTCTTGCCCGTAGTATTTACGCTGAAGTACTTCTCAGGCTCTTTTACAATCTTGAAGCCCTTGAAATCATTGATGGTGTTTCTATCAATGTTTACAGTAGAGCCCTTAGCCGTGGTCGCAAGAGCCTGGTTAACGATTGCATTGAAGAGGTCAGGTACTACGTACGCAGTTACCGGAACAGTAACTTCAAGGTTGGTGTAATACGTAGACATCTTGTCGAACAGCTCAAGGATAGTTGCATCTGTATACGAAGCAAGAGTCTCGGTCTTACCGGCGTTTGTAGACATGAAAGCGCCGTGCTTGGTGTTCATCGTTCTGGTTTCGGCTTCAGTGTGAAGTCTCAGACGGTCTGCAACCGCAGCGTCCAAACCGTTGTTTACGGTGAAGCGGTCAATACCTTCGTGAATCGCAAGAGTATAATCATACGGTACATCTGTATCCGTATATATAATCTCTACACGATTACCGAAACGAGAACCACTTCCGGTACCAGTACCGAACTGTACGTTTCCTGCAGTGTTGTAAGTACCAACAGTTACAGGAGTGTTGCAGGTTTTTACAGAGAACGCTTTAGCGTTAAACGAAACGCCATCTCTGGTCTGAAGCGGTGCAAGAGCTCCTGCAAAAGCTTTCTTTACACCGAATACGGCTTCCAGCATTCTTATATACTGAGGAGCGTAAATCCTTACAGGCAAATTCTGATTGTTAGTTGCCATTCTTAATCACCTTTCTCTTTCTTTTTTTTTACTTAATGTTTGCAATAACTGCATCAAACGGATCAACATCAGTCGAATTGTCTCCCGCAGAGTTTTTACCGGTTCCTGACTCGATTCCGTCATCGCCGTTACTCGAGTTGTTACTGGATTCTGTTTGAAACATATAACCATGTGATTCCGCCCAGGGATTAAACTGTTCATCGAAACCTTCAAGAGTATCATCTTCTTTAAGATTCATCTTATCCAGGTCTAACTGACCTAATACAAGTTTCGGGTCCAGTGCACCCTTCGCACGTATTAAATCGAGGACTGCGTACCTCTTTGCAACATTCGCAAGGTCTTTCTGATGCTGGGCATTGAGTTCGTCAATGTTTACTTCATTAGCCTTGTTGTGCCGGCGTGTTTCAGTGTTGCCGTTGTTGCCCTCTGCGTTCGGAATGTTGCCGCTGTCATCGTCATCGTCATCGGTATTACTCGACTGCTTATCGAGATATGCCTGTAACTTTGCCTGAGCTGTGTTCCGCTGTCCGATTACTTTATTGAGTCTTGCACGAGGTACAAAATCCCAATCAAAGTCATCGCCTACAGCATCCTCAACTTGACCTGCAAGTTCCGGACCGAGTTTTTCGCGAAGTTTTTCCAATAGTGTCATACTATAACCTCCTCGGGAGTTAACGTCTATCCCGCGACGAATTTGTATTTTGAGTCCCCGTTTGATGTGGTTCTAAAATTGAACCTTTCTTACGTGGATTGACTCCTGTTTTGGAACCAGGTCCTGTAGACTCTCCTTCAAGCGAAGGACTACCTGAAGGTTCTTCCTCGTCTACAGAACTGGTTCGGTTAGAAGAATTTTCCTCAATCGAGGTCGTGGTTGTGGCCAGAGAGGCGATCCAACGCCTCGCCTCCGACGGTGAGAGATTCATATAAGTTTCCAATGCATCTTGCAAAGGCATTATCTTACTCTCGCCCGTCAGGAGTTTAATAAGCTCTGTCTGCTCTCTCGGGTCATTAGGTAACCCATCCTTCCAAGAGACAGATATATCTTTAAACTCAAGGGCTTTTTCAAACCCTGAAGTTGAAAGACTCACAAATAATTCTTTCACAGGCTTTGTCATATTATTGGAAATACGTCTTACTTTTGCTAACGGATTGACCATCTTCAATCGTAATGCGTTACCAGATACAGCCTGTGAACCACCGTCATTTGCACCTAAGAGTGCCGCTCCCATTTCACTTAGTATATACAACTGATTTATTAAAAGTTCGCACTCTTTAAATGCTGAATCAAGTTGTCCGTTCCAAGTGATATATTGCGGAGGACTCTCTTCTCCCTGTATAGCATAAAACTTACCTTTTTCAAAATACAGTTCTCCTGTATCAGGGTCCGTTTTAAGCATTGATGCTGGACCTGTAAGAGCAGGATCTGCGTGCTTATCAAGTATATTACTTATCTGTGAGACACGCACCATTAACTCAGTTACAATGGATGTTATGGGAGTGTAATCATCATCACCATAAATGGTACCTGTTACACGATAAGGTTTAAGATGAACTACTGCATTTTCTTTTAATCCTGTACGTACGACTTTACGTTCTAAGAGAGTACCTATTGTAGCGCTTCCATCGATTAAAGCTCTACGTGCTACGCAAGAAGCTTCAAGATGGAATCTATAGAAAGTATAAAAGCCTTTCTCGTGTACTTGCACATGCAGTTCGTAGTTTCGATTTTCTTCCGGACCTATTATCGCAGGCCAAGCAAGTACTTGTTTTATTTCCTGATAGGTACCATCTTGAGAAACAATCGGGAACCATTCCATAGGTGTCCAACTACAGAATGTATATTTGCCATCGCCATCTTCAGATTTATACTTTCTCCAAATAGCATCTCCGAAACGACTCAGGTCTATTACCGTGGAATAAAGTATATTATCGAAGTCTGTAAAGCTTCTTATTTCATTTATTATCTCATTGCCTTCTTCAGTACCTGACGTAATTGTGGGATATTCACCTGCAACTAAATCAGCTGTCTTTAATGAGAGAAGACGTTGAAAATTAAACAAGACAGGAAAACTTATATAACTTTCAAAGTTTCCAATAACTCGTGTAATACGCGCGGCCGCCTGATTGAATACATCATTATGTAATGACCAACAGTCATTTGCAAATATTACTTCATTATCGAGATACTTATGAAGGCGAGGCTTTTCACACAGAGGCGGAAATGGTTTACCTTCTTTAAGCCAATCTAAATTGTAAAGCATTTAATACACCCCTGACGTTACAAATTTTTGTGATGTGTACAAAGCGTATCTGTCACTATCACAAGCATGGTCGTGAATCTTTAAAGGTTTATCTTGACCCATATTTTGTGCTTTAGCATCCCATTGATAGGATTCATACTCTTTTATAGTATTTACACAAGATGGGTCAATAAAATATTTACATTGAGCAACCAATCCACCTACGCATCTTATACCGTTTATGACATCATTATCCGCATCACTTACGATATATCCTCTCTTACGTAATTCTGCCTTCCACGATGACGCAGAAGGGTCACAAAAGATTGTTTTATGTGTAGTCTTACCAAAAGGTAAGGATTGAATAAAAGAATCAAATTCATCAGCAAATTGACCATCTGTCTTCTGTGTACGTTTCTCTTGTGCGTTGTAATAATACTCTTTACACTTATAAAAACCTACACGAGGTAAAACAGCTATTGCTGACCAAGACATTACAGTTGATGTACCGTAGTCACATCCAATGTAATATCTTATAGGCTTATATTGAGGATCTTCCAAATTAAAATATTTGCAATTGAAATCAGGATTGAACATATCATATATAAGACCATCGGCTGCACACCATTCGCCCTCTATCATTCTTCGATAGAACACACCTGTATACATTTGCTTTAATGACTCTTTGTATTCAGGGTCAAGCGAAAGGTTATCGTCCATATTGAAGCGCCAACGCTTCTTATTTAATATTCTATCATTGGTAATGTAATTCACATAAAACCAATGATAGGGTGAATCTGGGTTGCAGTTACAAAAGCATTTAGCTCCTGCAACAGATAGACGAGCCATCAACTGTGAAAAGAAGGATTCAGGATAAAGATTTGCCTCGTCACATAAAGCTCCTGCAAAAGTTGCTCCTCTAATTTTCGATTCTGAATCTTCGTTATTTGCACCTACGCAATAAACACGCCGGTGTAAAATTCTTAATTCACCTTGCTGGCGATTAGTCCATTTAATATTGGCATCACCTAATATATCAAATAAGTCATTCAAAACGTTACGCTGTAAGGTGGCTATGGTCTTACCACACATAACCAAATCCCCAGGAGGCCCATCGAGAATATAGGTTAACCACCTTACTGTACACGTAACTGTTTTAGATGAACGAACGGAGCCATCGCATATATTTAATCGTGCATTTGAGTTGTGAAGAAAATCTAAAGCTTTAGGACTAAATGGTTTCCAGTTAATCAACTTTCATCTTCCGATTTGTTAGGTTCGGAACCCCTGATAGTATTTACGAGAGAAGCTAAAGCTGTAAGACCTGAATTGTTTTCGCCGTTAATTGCCTGATTCATCTTCACAAGACATTCAGTTGCATTTCTGATTTCAGCACCTGCACCTAAGTACAAATCAACGAGCGGTTTAGTTATACCTCTCAAGCTTTCATCTGTACGAAGCATCTGGTTTATTTTATCACCTATGGTGCAAAGTGTAATATAATAATTGTTGGAGGTCTGTCTTAAAATATCTGCCTCAGACATATTTATCTTTTGAGCAATTGACTGTGCATCAGCACTGCACTGTTCTACGGGAACGTGCATAAGAGCGTGTATCTGCAAATCACGTACTTTAACGTCATATCTGTGGGCTATCTCTTCAAGCGAATACCCTTCAGCTCCCCATTTTCTACATAACAGTTCATTATTGATTTCATTTACTTGTGGATGATTACAAATAATGCAAGTCATTTAAGTACCTCCTTCTCTTTAAAATAAAAAGTCTTATTTTTAAATTAAGGGTTGCATTCCTTCTATTCTTATTATATAATAAATATAGGAGGAATGCAAGATGAGTAATACAAAAACTTTAAATTATTTTTCTGGCTTCGGATCCAAAACTAATACCCTTTTGGGTGTAGGTAGGTATGTGTTATTTTTATACGAGCGGGGGAGGTTGCCCAAGGAAATGGCGCAGCTGAGAAACTGGCTCCGCGAGTTCTTATCGGCTCATGAGAAAATGAGTAGAATCTATTACTTAGGGACTCCACTCTATGATGTAGGGATTCAGCGCGCGAGCTCTTGGGATGATAGGGATGCTGCGCTCCCGGTGAATGTTCAGTGGACTTCAGGCGTACAGTTGTATTCCCTATCTGGCTCCGGCCGAAAGCTTGCATGGGCAGAACTTTGGTTATATTTTAAAATCGGACGGAAAGTTGCCCAGGGCTTTTCTCAGGCGCAGCTTTAATTCCGGGGTATTGTCGAATGGCTGACCTCGGAAGTTTTTATATCTGTTTGAAATAAAAAGGCTTCTATTATGATAATAGTGCAGAGGTTTTTATTTCACTACCCCGGGACTAAAAATGCAAAAATTTTTAGAGACGTCCCCCACAAATATATTGACCCATTGGGGGTATAGTGGTAACCCCAATTTTTTATTAATAATTTATTAATAATTAATTTAAAAATTATTAATATAAAATACAAGATTTATTAATAAATTTATATTATAA